TAAGTTCTATAGAACTATTGTGTGATGTTTTTAACATTTTTACGGGAATATATAAATCTTTGAATTGAATTGCAGTTTTATATGAAGCGTTCATGATAGTTTCTCCTTAGATACTTTTGGTTTAGTATATGGAGAAATTTGAAAAATATTATCTGGATATAGGACAATTTGGTAGTCCGCTAGTTTTGGGAACTAGACGTTGTAGGTTCAAGTCCTGCTATCCAGATTATCGCCCTATACAGTTATAATCAGTTTGGCGACTGATTGGTAAATATTAAAACTTTTTAACCGACTTTCTATAGTCGGTTTTGTTATATAAAAAATCGACTAAATAAAAAGAAAGTGAGGAATGAAAAATGATTTTATGTTCAGAATATGGCGGTCAGCCAAATACAATTATCTGTAGTTTCGTGTGTGACTCTGTTGATGAGGTCAAAGATTTGCCGACAACTAAAAAGCGAGGAAGCGGTTCGTTTGCAGATTTCAACCATTATGCAAATATTGGTTCGACAGTAACTATTGGTAATAATGGTGCAACAAAGGTAATGATGTTATTTTCAAAAGGATGGCAGGAGGTATAAGTATGGGAATTAGTATTGAAACTCTTGTCACTGCCAAGAAATTTACATCTGAAACTGTACTTGGGGGCGGTGCAGTCGTTGGTAAAAACGTCACTATTTCTTCTATCATTCCTATTGATGGTGGAAATAGAATTACATTCTCTTATACATTGGATAATGGCACTACAAGAACTTCCACTCTTGACGTTATGAATGGTGTAAACGGGCAAGATGGTCAGAAAGGGAAACAGGGTGAATCAGGTAAGACACCTGTTAAGGGAATTGATTATTTTGATGGCGAAAAAGGCGATGACGGGTTTAGTCCTGTTATTACAATCGCAGAAATTAGCGGTGGTCATAAAGTAACTATCACTACCGCTAACGGTGAAGAGTCTTTTGATATAATGGACGGTAAAGACGGTTCAGGTTCTTCATCAGGCGAAGAAAATGTTATCGAATCTATCAAGGTCAATGGTGTCGCACAGACTGTTGCGGAGGATAAATCAGTTGATATTACTGTACCAACTGTAGATGTAGATAAGAATTATGTAGATACAGAACTTATTAAAAAAGCGAATGTTTCTGATATTCCATCTCTTAATGGATATGTTACTGAGGAAGAATTAAACACAAAAGGTTATTTGACCTCTCATCAGGATATCAGTGGCAAGGTTGACAAAGTAAAAGGTAAATCACTAATTGCTGATACTGAAATCGAAAGATTAAAAAGTGTCAAGAATTATGATGATACAAATATTAAGACTGAATTGGCAAAGAAAGCTAATTCTACTGATGTTACAAAAGAAATTTCAGATAAGATTGCAGAGGTTGTTTCTGATGCGCCTGAGAGTTTCAATACTCTAAAAGAAATCAGCGATTGGATTTCAGGTCATGAGAATGATGCATCTGCCATGAATAGTGCTATTAAGGATAATAAGAGTGCTATTACAGTATTACAGACTGATAAAGCGGATAAGACGGAAATCCCTACCGTTCCAACAAATGTGTCTGAGTTTACAAATGATGTAGGATATCTTACTGAACATCAGGATATTTCTAATCTTGTTGTTAAGGAAGAAGGTAAGGGATTATCTTCTAATGACTATACAAGTGAAGAAAAGAATAAACTTGGTGGCGTGGGAACTTCACAGGGAAGAAATCTAATTCCGTATCCTTTAACAGATAGAACTACAAATGGAATAACATATACAGTTCAGTCAGATGGTTCAGTTTTAGCAAATGGAACTGCATCTGCGGAGAATAATGCCTATTATAATTTTGTATATAAGACATTAAAACTTGGTGATACTTCTTATACTCTTAATTGTGAAGGACTTCCAAAAAGCGTGTATGTATATGTGTATGATGAAACTATTAGTAAGGCGGTTGCAAACGTATCTGACACGCCAGTGACAAAGACTTTTGTTGGTGATTCAACACATACATATTCTTTATCAATTAATGTTGGTAAAGGTACTTCTGTTTCTGATTTAGCAATAAAGCCAATACTTGAAATGGGAACAATCGCTCATGCCTATGAACCTATTTCAGAGAGCAATGTAAATCTGAAGGCTGAGATTGACAAAATTTCTACTTCACAAGGTAGAAATCTAATATCCTATCCATATTATAATGGAACAAGTTTTGAATCAAATGGAGTTACCTATACAGTGAATGAAGTCGATGGTACTATCACTGTCAATGGTACAGCTACAAAAGAATCTGATTTCAGATTGGTAAGTCCATATGATACTTCTGATAGGAAAACACTTGAACTTGGACAGACTTATACATTGTCAGATGGCGTGAATCAGTCTAATAGTATCGGCTACCAAGCACCTGTATATTTCCAGTTTGTAAGAATTGACACAACAAAGAATGACTTTAATTATGGTATCAGCACAAATTATGGTAATATGACTTGGACTGCTAGTGAAGCTAATTTGTTACAGTATGGTATCCGAATTGTTGTTAGAAGTGGCGTTACTGTTGATAATGTAGTATTGAAACCGATGCTTGAAATCGGAAGTATAGCACATAATTATGAGTCAACAACTGAAAGTAATGTAAGTTTAAAGAAATCCATCGAAACAAAAGCTGCAATCAATGATACATCTACTACTTCTACCACAGAAACATGGAGTGCAAAGAAGATAAATGAAAAGACAGCACGAAATTTTGATAATAGAATTATTTTATCTGTAGGTAGAGGGACAAATACGTATACTGATACAGCTCATTTGAACAGTTCTGATGGGGCATATCTTTATTGGTCTTCTTCTGCGGGACAAGAAAAATATTCGGTCGGTGTGATTTTATATGTTTATAATGGCTGGATGATTATTCCTATAAAAGAAACTGATGGTGGAACAGGTATTAATTTTTCTGTTGAAGGTGATGTTTTAACAATGGAAAAAAGTAGCACAACATTCCCTTGTGCTGGTGGAGTTATTGCTTTAGGTACTGATATTTAAAAATTATAGCAGTTGAGTAGTTATTGCCACTCTTCTGCTTGTTGGTAAGAAAGAGCTGTTTCATTGGTTGAGATGGCTCTTTTTGTTATATACACCTTTAGCTTAATTGGTAGAGCAACGATCTCCAAAATCGTCAGGTCTATGTTCAAATCGTAGAAGGTGTGCTAAGTGAAGTAAATTGCACTTTCATTGGAAATTTAATATTGGAAATTATGAGAAGTCATTTCGTATGAGGTGGCTTCTTTTTATATTGTGAAGGAATTTAAAAAAAAAGAGAATAAATACATAGCCAACTATGAGAGGATTGTTACTGTTTCGATTGCAGATAGTTGGATTATGGGGTGAGAAGCTGAAGAAGTCATGAGCTTCAGTATAGTAGATACTCGCACTACTCTCTCACTCTATTTTAATTAGTTTTGCGAGTGGAAAGCGAGAAAGAAAATGGGTAAAGAGAAAAATGAAAAATATGCTTCTGTATGTGGAGTATATAAAATTGAAAATTTATTAAATGGAACAGTATATGTAGGCAAAAGTAAAAATATTAGAAATAGATGGTCGGAACATCGCAGTGAACTAAACAACGGCACTCATATAAATAATCATCTACAAAGTTCTTGGAATAAATATGGCGAAGATAATTTTAGATTTGATGTGATATATGAAGCAATTGATGAAAAAGATTCCCTCGAAAAAGAAGAATATTATATAGATAAATATCAATCAAATGATAAAAGATTTGGATATAATCTTACAAATGGTGGAGAGTCTGGATATTTTACCGAAGAATCTATCAAGAATGCGAGTAAGTCAAAATTAGGTAAATATAATAACCTAACTGAAAATGATATAAAAAAGATAAAAATACTTGCTTATTGTTTAATGGATTTATCAGAAATTGCAGAAATTTATAATGTTTCACTAAAGACAATTCGGAATATCGTTTATGGTACTACATATAAGCATGTTTTTAAAGAAATAAATCCTTATATTAAAAATATTAAACAACAAATCATTAATGATAGAAATAGTAAGATTCTTGAATTATATGACAAGGGCTATAAGATTTTTGAAATACGGGATTTGCTTAATGAAACACAAAGTATTGTGGAAAAATGTATATATAAATTTCGGCGGATTGAAAATAGTAAAAAAGATAATAATTATAATGATATTATTTTAGATATGTATTTTAATCAAAAAATATCTTCTATTGATATAAGCAAAAAACTATCAATAAGTAAGCCAAAAATATTAGAAATAATAAATAAATATAAATTAACAAAGGGATTATCTTCTGATTGTGATAGATTAGAAAAGGGGATTATATTTAGTTGAAAGGAGGAATATCTATTTGTCAGAAATAAAATCAAGAGAAGAAACCATTCGTGAAGAAATGGATGCTCCTCTTAAAATTGATACAAATGTTGAGATTAGAATACCAAAAACTAATCAAACAACACAAAAAAAATATAAATGTCTTTGCTGTGGTGCTTCATGGGATACACAAAAATCACATTTTTCAAAATCAGCAGATGTTTTATGGCAAAGTAATGATGGTTATATACCAATTTGCAATTCGTGTCGTGATGCGTATTATTACAAGCTTGTTGACCTTTTTAGTGGAAACGAATCACATGCTATTGAATATTTTTGTAGACAATTTGGATGGGTATTTGATATTGAAGGATTGAAAGCTGCAAAACAAATTTCGGCTGATAGATCCAGAATTTCACATTATGGAGCAAAAAAGAATCTTGGACAAGTCGCAAATATTGGAACTACATATTTTGATTCTATGAAATACCATTATGCACAAAAACAGAACGAGATTATCACTTCGAGAGAGCAAGCAAAATCAGAAGAATCTACTATTTCTGCTTCCGCTGTTGATAGATGGGGAGTTGGATTTACTGAACTAGATTATAAACTGATGGATGATCATTATCGTATGTTGAAGAGACAGAATCCTAATTGTGATGCAAATCAGGAAATATTTATCAAAAGTTTATGTTCATTAGCAATGTTACAAGCCAAAGCCCTAAGAGAAGGCGATTCTGATAAATATGTAAAACTCACCGAGCAATATTCTAAAACATTTAAACAAGCAGGACTTCGTACCATTGAAGGAAAAGATAATAGTAACGATGAATGTCTTGGTGTCACTTTAGCTTCTATTTCACAATATACACCAGAAGAATATTATCAAAATAAGTCTTTATATAAAGATTTTGATAATATCGGTGATTATTTCGATAGATTTGTAAAAAGACCTTTAAAAAATTTGATGTTTGGGACAAATGAGAGAGATAAAGAATATTATGTTAAGGAAGATAATGATATAGATGAGTAAACAATTTGAATATGCTGATGAACAGCAAAAAAATCTATATAAAAAATTCCCATCTACTCATTATTTAAGTAATCCAAACAATGTAGATCATGTATTATTATGGAATACATTTTTCAGAAGAAATTTACATCGGTTAGCGACTGATTATCTCGGCATAAAATTACATTTCTATCAAGCAATAATTTTATATTTTATGGGTATATCTCAACTTATTGCAATCATTGCATCCCGTGCAGCTGCAAAAAGTTTTATCATTGCTCTCTTCTCTTGTTGTCGTGCAATCACACGACCTTATTCAAAAATTGTATTAGGTTCTGCTACTAGAGGACAAAGTAAATTAATTATTACAGAAAAAATTGTAAGTGAATTAATGGAAATGTCACCCGCCTTACGAAAAGAAATACGAAATATAAAAGATAGTCAAAATGAATCTGTTGTATTCTTTAAGAACGGGAGTACCATAAAAGTGTTTACAGCAAATCGTTTTGCGAGAGGCTTAAGATCCCATGCTGCCATTCGTGAAGAATGTATGCAGATTGAGCAAGACGTAGATAATTCAGTTATTTCTCCATTCCAAACAATCAGACAAGCACCATATATGCTAGAGAGTTGTTATTCTTCTATGGAAATATTAAAAGAAGATCCTCAAGATGTATATATTAGTTCGTCATGGTTTGATGGTCACTGGGTTTGGGAAAAAATTGTTGATCCTAATTTTAAAGGTATGCTCAATGATAAGAATGTCTGTGTATTAGCTTTTGATGAAAGCATAACATTAAAACACAATATTAGAACTCAGAAGCAAATGCAATTGGAAAAACAAAAACAAGATCCTATTACATTTGCTATAGAGTTCTTAAATCTTCGACCAAAGCAAAACGCATCAGCTTTCTTTACTTATGATATTTTATTAAAAAATCAAAAATTAAAGAGAGTTTTTTATCCTAGAAATAACGATGACGTAAGAGCTAAAATTAAAAATAAATACGCCATACCAAAGGTTGATGGAGAAATTCGTGTAATATCTTGCGATTTTGCATTTGTAGCTGGTGATAAAAATGATAACTCAGCTTATTGTTGTGTAAGAGCCATTCCAGAAGCTACTACTTATTCAACAGAAGGAAATGAGGAACTACAAGTGAAACAGGGTTATCGTAGGGAATATTCTTATCTTGAAGCACCAAAAGGCGGTGATACTACTTTACAAACATTAAGAATTAGAGAACTATTTGAAGATTTCGATGCTGATTATTTTGTGTTAGATGCAAGAAATGGTGGTGCTCAAATTGTAATAAACCTTGGAAAAGTAATGTTCAATGAAGCTCGACAAACAGAATATAATCCACTAAAAACTATGAATAATGAAACATATTCAAATATTGTTGCTGACCCAAATGCTAAAGAATGTATATACACAATTAATGCAAGTCAACAATTGAATAGTGATATGGCTTATTCTTTTAGACGAAATCTACAAGAGGGAAGAATAAATTTCTTAGTCACGCCTACAGTTGCAAAGGATGAAATACTTAATGAAAATAAAGATTACATAAATGAATTAGATGTTGATAAACAGTTTGCTTATGAAAAACCTTTTTATGAAACACAGGCATTAATCAGTGAAACTGCTGAATTATTATATGAAAAAAATCCACAAACGGGAACTATTAAAGTTCACGAAAAAGGTACAAATACTAAAGATAGATATGTTAGTGCTGCAATGGCTTCATATTTTATTGATCAACTTGAACTTGATATGGTTGGAAATTCTAATGATTATGAATACACAACTTTTATAAATTAACGAAAGGAGGCACTCAATTGCCAGAAGAACAAATAAAGCGTAAACGAGGTCGTCCTCCAAAATCGCAAACAGTAGAAATTAATTCTACAAATATATCAGAAACAAATTCAACTCAAATATCTCAGTCTACTCAGGCTACTATCACCCCATCTCATACTTACGAATACAATAGTTATTTTGGTTCAATAGCTTCTACAGATATTTTTGGTTGTAATCTTTATGATGAGTTCACACCAGAAGAAATTCGTTCTATTGTCAAAGATCCAATTGCTAATCACGACCTTACAAGACGACTTGCAATGTTTGTCTATAACAGTGAAGGTGTTGTAACAAACTCTATTGATTATATGGTATCGCTCCCATGTTTGGATAGGGTTATTTATGGTAAAAAGCGTTTATTTGGTAAAACCAAACTAAACAAGAATAAAGACCTTATGTTGTCTACACTTGAAAATATCAATGATAAACAATTTATCAGGGATGCTTTATTCACTGATATGAACGAAGGAAACTGTTTTTATTATTTTGAAGTTACCAAGAAGCCAAATGATAATACAAAAGCACTGTCTGATTATGATGTTGAAAATATCGTTGAATTATGTGATATGGGTATGAATGTTTCTATTATCTCACTCCCATATGAATACACAAAAATTGTAGGTAGAAAAAATAACAGAAATGTTATTGCTTTTAATATGCGATATTTTGATGAAAAGTGCGTAACTCAAGAAGAGAGGAATCGTAAGCTAAAAAAATACCCTTCTGAAATTCGTAATGGATACTTACAATGGGAAAAGGGAAATTTTGCAGGTAATAATTGGCTCATATTAGATAATAAGCGTACTATAGCCCATAAGATTAAGTGCAAAATTAGTGAACCTTGGGGTAGACCACTTGCTATCGCTGCTATTGCAGATATTCTTTATCAGAATGAATTTGTTGATACAAAGCGTAATGTTTTGAAAGAATTAAACAATCGTATAGTAGTCCAAACTCTTCCAGAAGGTAAAGATAAAGGAAGTTGTGCATTAACAAAGAGTCAACAGGAAGATCAGCATAATAAAGTTAAGCAAGCTGTGATGACAAAAAATAATCGTGGTGGTACTTCTTTCTTTACGGTATCAGCAGGTACAAAGATAGATACTCTTGATGTTGGTACAACTGATATTTTTGATAGTAAAAATGAAGGTGATTTAACAGATAAAATTGCTTTGGATTTAGGTTTTGCAGCTCAATTACTAGGTGCATCTTCTACAGGTACATTTGCAGGTGGACAGCACAACTTGGAAATGGTTAATGCCCAAATATATACGTGGATTCAAGAGTTACAGACTGAACTTAATTATGTTATCAATGAAAATATAATTAAAGACAGACGTAATCGTGTTGAGGTATATTATCTTCCAACCTCTTTGGTTAATAGACAACAATTTTTCGATATGATGAAGAATTTATATTTACAGGCAAGTGGTTCTATGACTATGTTGATAGCCAGTACAGGTATAAATCCCGATATTTATTTTAATATTCTTGATGAAGAATATGACAATAAGATTTTTGACAAATATGTACCTCATCTTACTAGCAATACTATTTCTAAGGATGACCAAGTTGGAGGAAGACCAAAAACTGATAATCCAACTGAAAATACTGTGAAATCACAGAATAATGATGGTAATAATTTACCTAGTCCAAGTGACAATAAATAATAATTAAATAACAGTAATAATTAGAAGTCTGCTTAATTGTGGGCTTCTTTTATTATATACAACTCAATAAGGAGGATAAATATATGTTAGGAAATATCCTCGAAATTTCTAATAAATCAAGTAAAAATGGGCGTGTTCCAATTAAGGTTGTGCTTCATAAAATTCATGATGATACACAAGAAACAAACGCAAATGGCTTACATTGGAAAAAGGAATATGTGTTAAATGCACTTGATTCTACCAAAGGAATGCCATTTTGTGCCGAATTAGATGAAGAAAAAGAGACTCCATTTGGACACGGTTTAACAGGCGAAGAAGTTATAAGCGATGGTATTAAAGAACCAGTGTTTGAAAATTCTGAGGTTGTAGGTGTATGTGAAAATGCAACCATTGAAACAATTAAGGATAAAAATGGTAATGATATAGAAGCTGTTTGTGCAAACGGCTTTTTATATTCTCAACGCTATCCAAAATTCGTTTCATGGTTAAGGAAAAATTACGCATTAGGAAATGTTGATACTTCTATTGAAATAATGGGAATAAAAGAAAATGATAATAAAATTGTTTATGAAGAAGAAAATCCTAGTGATACATATCGAACACCTCAAATTTACTGTTATACGGGGGATGTATTTCTCAGTATTACGCCTGCTGACGATAGTGCAATTTTGCTTGAGATATCAGAAAAGAAACAAAATAAGGAGGACAAAGAAACAATGGAATTTAATATGGATGAAATTAAGTCAACTATTCATTCTACAATTTCTGAGTTAAATGATAAGTCACAGGCTTATGAGACACAGATTGCAGAATTAAATAGTACCATCGAAGAAAAAGATTCTGAACTTGCTGAAAAGGATGCAAAGATTTCAGAACTTAATGCTTCTGTTGAGCAGATTCAGGCTACACTTGATCAGTTAAAGAAAGACCATGAAACATATTGGGCTGAAAGAGAAATTCTTGAACAGGAGCTTGCAAAGGCAAAAGTAGCTGAGAAGCTTGGAGAGTTAGATGCTACTCTTGGTGAATTTAATGAAGATGAAAAGGCTGTGGCAAAGGAAGATATTGATAAGCTTACTTCTGAAATCAATGCAGCTACAAAGAAAGAAGATTTAGATAATGTTACTTCTGAAATCAATTCTATCAAGTCAAAGATTTGCATGAACATTGTCGAGTCTCAGAAGAAAGCTGAAGTTGAAACAAAAATTGCAGAACAGAATTCAGCAAAAGAAGATGTGGTTGATATTTTTTCAGAAGTTTGTTCAACATCAAACGAAGTAGAGGAAGATACAAATATCTTTTAGTCGGAATCAACAAAACTATAATAACCAATTATTAAACCCAGAAATAGAATCTGGGTCATTTTTATTTAAGGAGGATTTTATAAATGCTTAAATTTAGAAATTTTGATCAGATTGAGCACAAGTACGCATTTGAAGATGCTGTAGCTGGTGCTGATACATTTAATGGTGCTTTTGGTGCGGTGACAGCCGGTTCATTTGCTGTCGCAGCGGATGGGACAAAAGTGATTATGCAGGCTGAAGACGGAGATAATGCTGGTCTTCCTAAGTATCCTATTACAAAAGGTGAACATGTACGTGTTCTTGACCTTACAAAGCTTGCAGGCGAGGAACTTGAAATTTACGATTATCCACTCCCTGATACTGTCGCTGTTGGTAATAAATTGACCGCAACAGCAGACGGTGCGTTAAAAGTTAATAGCTCAGTAGGCACAAAACTTAATCTTGAGGTCAAGAGTGTTATTGGAAATAAACAGGGTGTTGTGGTTGTAGTGAATGGTGCAACAGCCTAATAATTAAAAGATTTAAGGAGGATTATAAATTATGTCTTATACATTTGAATTAAACAATGAAAGAAAAGACGCTAACTTTGTTAGTGGTAAGGTAAAGGCTAACTCTCCTGTCGTAGAGATTTTTTCTGCTATGGCACAGGGTAAGGATTTAGCACCTTATGGGAAAAAGGCAGATGCTGCCGCTAAGTATATTATGGAACTCAACTCAAAGGCTTCTAACGGTGACATCAATGCAATGTCTGAACTTAATGAGATTAGACGTTTTGCAATGGAACCAGTTTTAATGAAAGAGATCAAATTACTATCTATTTATGGTAATTACAAGGCTATTGGATTTAATGACTCTTGCGAAGTTGAAGTACCAGAGTTTGTCAACCTTGATTCTAAAATTCAGGCTGCTGGGCAGGATGTAACATTCCCAGTTATCAGAAAGAAACGTGTACCAGTTGCCACTGTTACGGTTTCTGGTGGTTATGCTGTAGATTACAGAAAAGCTGCTCTTGGTGATATGACCGATGAAAATGAACTTCAGGATCAGGTAAGAGTTCAGATTAGAAATAAAGCTGCAAGATATGTAGTTGAAACAATTTACAATGCTATTAAAAATGCAACAGGTGTTAAATATTTTTGTGAAGATGCAGGTCTTACAAAAACTAATGTCGATAAGGTTATTACAAATGTTAGACGTTTTGGTAAGCCTACGATTACTGGTGATTATGCGTTAATTTCTCAGTTTAATGGGTTTGCTGGTTATTCAGGCGTAACTCCAACTGTTAATGGAATTTCTGAGGCAGTTATGAAGGAGATTCATGATACAGGACTTATGGGTATGTACAGTGGTGCTGTATTGTCAGAACTTCCAAATCCTTATGATTTAACAAGTATGAATAAGGACGGAGATAATTTTGCAACAATGCTCCCAACAGGTGTTGGTTATGTAATTCCGGCAGGTGGCAAGTCTCCAATTTACACAATTACTCGTGGTGGTCTTACTTCATTTACTGGTACTGATGTAGCTACTGGACAGATTATGACTCGTTATGATATGTCTGTTGGTACCCTGGTTGCTCCTGGTCGTGAATATGAAATCGGTATGATTTCCGATACAAACTTAGAGTAATTTAATATATTTGTATATCGGTATGGAGGTACAATACCTCCATACTTTTAGTTAAATGGAGAAATCGTTATGAATAATTACTATTATTGTTATTCAAAAAGATTGTCTCATTTCATTAGAGCTTTTGGGATACCTTATATAACTATTGGAGTACATGGGACAACACATATAAAATATTATGTATTTCAAAAATCCGAAAAATTAGATAGGGTTATTGCTTTATACAATGAGGTTAAATATAGTTGTAATTAAAAAAATAATAGTTGATACGGAGGAATATAATATGGCTATGACCAAAAAAAATATTGATGCTACACAAAATGTTAGCAATGATGTAAAAGAGGAAAAGAAAAGTGTAGTGTTACCTGTCACAGAAGATACAAAACTTGATAAAAAGGTAAGTGTTCGAAGTATAGCACCTTGGGCAACAGGTTCACAAAGAGTGACAACTAACGGAGATATTAGTATCCCACCAAAAGGCACTGTATTACTTTCTCGTGAAGAAATTATTGCGCAGTCACAAAATGGTAATAAACTGCTAAATGGCGTTGATTCACAAGGAGCACATGCCACATGGTATATTGATGATGCCTTTACACGTTCCGAATTAAGTTTTGATTTAGATGGTCAGACGCAAACATTTTTGACACAGGACGTTGTTAAAAATATTTTTACAAAAACTAAGGCTGCCTTTGAAAAGGCGATCACTGAATGTGTAGTTACTAGAGCAGAAAAAGCATATCTTATGGAATGCATTAAAGATCTGAATCTAAATGATTATCATAAAATTGATTTTTGTATTAAATATACTGGTATTCAACCATAAGAGGTGATTATATGAGTAAATGTACAACAGCAGATGAAGTAATAGACTTTTTTGAATCATCTTTTGCAGATAAGCAAGTTATTCCGTTGAAATTGGAATTAATATGGTTAAGACGTTCTATTAGCCGTTATTCAATGGAATTAGATCAATTGAATTTTGATGCAGAGATGTCGTGTTTTGATATAAAATTAGACGATGGTGTTATATCAACATTATCTGCTTTTATGAAAGAATATTATCAAGAACGACAGGTATCGAAAGTTAATAAAAGAGTTAGTGTCGTTGGGAAAGATATTTCGATTGATGGGTCTAATGGTACAAAGACATCTGAAAAAGCACATCTTGAATATGTTGCTGAACAGTCAAGAGAACTTGTTGAAAATCAGAAACCTACAGCGTTTATTTAAGGAGGTATATCATGGCAAAAGAATGGTATTTACTCTCCTCTCCCACAAAACCAAATAGTATTGGTGGCTATGAAAATGAAGGGTTCATGGATTATAAAGATGATGCGTTTTCTGAAACATTAGAAACCGATATTGCAACAACTGTTATTCTTTATAATCATGATTTGTCTGAATCACAGGAAATTCGTTGTATTATCGAAGGTAATACATCTGATACTCAATTAAAATCTGTAGAACGGATTGGATTATTTACGCCACACACTGTAAAGGCTGGTATGTATATTTTCTTTGAAAATAGATATTGGTTAATAGATGGCTATCCAGGTACTCAAGGGATATACGAAAAAGCAACAATGTGTTTATGTCAATATAATTTACGATGGCAAAATGCAGAAGGTCAAATTATTGAACGTTGGTGTAATTTTACAAGTGCATCTAAATATGATGTTGGTGAAGGTGGTAATAATACAATTTTTCTAACTTCTAATAATTTTACGATGAAAATGACTTGTGATAATGAAACCATGCAATTAGACAGAAAACGTGTCTTTATAGATAAAAATCAAAAGAATCCAACAAAGGTATTTAAAGTGACAAGAAATGATGATGTTTTATATGATTATGGTGATGAATATCATGGGAGTATTTTAAGCTTCATTGTAGATAAAAACGAATATAATGACAAAACGGATAGTCAAGAACTTCGAATTTGCGATTATCGTTCGGTTAAAAAAAACAATGAACCAATAGGTAATGAAATAGTTATTTCAATTATTGGTGATGATGTTTTGAAATTCGACCGTAAAAAGGCTTGGCGTGTTGAATTCAAAGACAAAACTGGGAATGATGCTGTTGTCTCTGATTGGTCTTGGTATGTGCAAAGTAATTTTGATCTTACATACACCATTGATAACACAACAATTGAAATTGTTTCAACATATGAAGATTCAGTTGATGAGTCTTTTTTATTGCAAATTGTAAATAACAATGGTGATATATTAGCTGAAAAAGAAATTAGCATTGTGGAAGGATGGTGATATTATGTCAAATTTATATGCAGCAAGCAAATATAAAAACGATATCATTAACCTTCTATATAAAAGTGATAACTTTATCAAATTGATTGATCCAGCACCTAGCGAATGTCCAAATTTAGATATAGAGGACGTTCTAAGCGGTGGCACATGGATAATCAATGGTAAAGAATGGAAGGAACAAGGTTATGTTTTTGATTATAATTTTGTAAGTGAAACAACAACAGATAAGAAAACGTTTGTATTTGTTGAAACTGATATAGATACAATTAGAGATAATATCTTTACAGATTTCAACTTATATGTGTGTGTTTTCACAGATAAAGATTTAATACGTTTAAATCGCACAACAACCCCAACTACAAAAGAAATTAAACAGATGGGATATTTTGCATCTTCTACACATGGAAATCGTATTGATATTTTGTGTGATTGTATTGACCGTATTTTACAGGGTTCAAGTCGAATTGCAGGTGTTGGTGATATTAAACCAGCTCCACGAAATCATATGACAATATATACACCAAATTCAAAATATTATGGGAAATGTTTGAAATACAATATTACCAATTATAATCCAGGTGGTGATGAGTGTGGAGATTAAAAAAGAAAATTTTACTTCGCATTTATTGTTTGATCTACCAATTCAATATGATGATTGTATTACAATATATCCAGTTAAAATGAATAATATCTTTAAATTCAGACTATTACAAATGGCTATAACGGTGCGTAAAGATTCTATTTTTCAACGTAAAGATGTTATTAAAATGGGTTATTTTGATTTCATCAAAGATTCCGCATTGCATCCAGAAAATTATCAGTCAACAGAACTTCCGTTATTGAAATCATATTATTCAATTATCGTGGAATCCTTAACATATTTGTGTTCAGATGGGGCAACTATCGAATATCATCCACAAACTTTAGATTTGTATGTCAATAAAGAATATATTACCAATGAAATATTTGATGATATACGCAGAATTATTATTATACAAAATGATATAGACTTTAATATTGATGAGTTTATGAACATTGATACGGTTCACGCATTAGAAAAGGCTAGAGATTTTGAATCTAAAAAAAACAAAGAGACAGCTGATATGGAAGATTACATAGATTCGTTAGTCATTGATATGAAAGTGACAAATGAATATGTGATGGATTTATCAATTAGAAAGTTTTGGAGATATATCAAAAGAATTAATAAACACGAACAATATAATGCTTGTTTAAATGGGCAAATGAGTGGTATGGCTACTTTTAAAGAGCCATTAAAACATTGGATGACTAGCATCGAGGTAGATGATAAATATTCCGATGTTAAGACAGATGAAAGTGAATTGAGAGAGAAAATCGGATAATGATACTCTCTTATTTTTATGTAAATATTTTTTAATCAAAAGGAGGAAATTAATATGTCTAATAAATCAAAGGATTTTCTAGTATCAACAGCCGATGTAGCATTTTTTCACAATGATATGTTGGCATTTACTGGTACTACTTCTTTAAACACATCTATTTCTGTATCTATGGAGGATCAGGAAATTACAGGTGGTAAGGGTGATAAAGTTCTTTATAAGTATAAGTATGGTAGAAAGGTTGAGCCTTCTATTGAGATGGCTGAGTGGAATCTTGCTTATATTGCTGCAAATGTTGGTTCTACAATTTTTGAAGGACTCAAGGATGTTTTTGCCGTAGCTGAGTGTGTAACATTGACAAAGGGAGTTGGTACACTTAAACATGTTCCGGTTGGTGATGTTTTTGTTGAGAAGGCAGATGGATCAACATTAAAAGTAACACCTGTGGGTTCTACTATTACAATTGAAAACGCTGATGATAAAGTTACTGTTACCTATCAGTATAATACAAATGTAAAGAGAATTACGATTGATGCAGATTCTACACCATTTGTAGGTAAACTTATAATGACTGCTGATAAGCATAATAATCTTAAAGGTAAGATTGGCGAAGTTCAGATTGAAGTACCTTCTTTCCAGCTTTCTGGTACGTTTGATATTTCTCTGGAATCTAGTGGAAGTACAACTACAAAAATGGATGGTTCTGCATTAGCTGTAGACGGTGCTTCTTGTGAAGATGGAACTGTATATGCGTATATCACTGAAGTACCTAGTGCGGCTTCTGCTATTTCTGTTAATGATATTGCAGCTACACCTGCTGTAATTGAGTTAAAGAAGACAGAAACTGCTAATATCAAAGTTATTGGTATTAAGGGTGGGTTGTATAGCAACGTAGAACTTGATCCGTCTGAGTGTAAATTTGAATCAGGCACAAAAGCTACTGCCACTGTAGATGCAAAAGGTGTTGTTAAGGCTGTCGCAGAAGGTGAGTCAATTATTACAGTCACATATGGCGATGCAACTGACATTGTGAAAGTTACTGTTGCGGGTGCGTAAAAATAATAAGACAGAGGTAACATCCCTTTGTATAGATTATAGGTGATAGTAATGTGTAAACATTGTTATGAAAAATTTATCTCTCGTACAGGGCGTAAAATGCTAATCTGTCAATTGTTAGAAAATCAGGAGCATACAGCATCCGATTTAAGCAATTTATGTCTCTGTCAAAGATATTGTAACGACAAAAACCAATATATCCCATATAACCAAAAATCGGGATGTAAAAATTTTGAATAAGATATTAGTGTGTTTTGTAGGGTAAATAGAATGTACTAGTATCGTATGTTTTATTTACCCTATTTTTACCTAATTGTAGCGAGGTGAATATTATAAAAATTGACCGTGAATATAGCTGTGTTTGGAACGAAGAGTGTAATTATCTTACACAGCATGGAATTAAATATACCTTTGTAAAAAATATAGATGGTCTTACGGTGTGGAAATTTCGGAAGGATTATGAATTATTTTCTGCTTTGGCAAGTTTTTACAAAGATGTATATAGCAAATAATGGAGGATAGTTATATGAATAAAATCAATTTAAGGGGAGTAACGGCAGAAGCCGTAACCGGTGTACTTATTTTAGTTGTCGCACTGGTTAATGCAGTTCTTCAGATGTTTGGCATCAATACAATCCCAATTGCTGATGCAGATGTATCTGAGATTGTGTCTACAGTTTTCTTAATTATTACCATATTATATAACGTATATAAGAATCGAAACATTTCTACTGCTTCGCAGGTCGCTCAGAGTGTAACCGATTCAATTAAGAGTGGAGAATTGCTTATTGAAGAGGTGGACGAGCTGTTAGATAAAGTCCATAACGCATAGAAAGGTATGGTGCTTATGGATGGAAGAAATTAAAGCATTATTAAATTTAGATTATTCGTCAATCATTATTGGTATATTTATTATACTTTTAGGAGTTGATAAAATTATCTTTTTATTCGGGCAGTTTAAAACAAAATTTCGTATTAAGTTTGGTTTTGAAGAAGATAAGAAGACAATTGAAGAACGTATTACAGTATTAGAAAAACATGATAATTGGCAATATCGTGAAATATCAAAAATTTCCACAGGCATAGATGAAATTAAACAAAGTCTTGTTCAAAAAGAACTGAAAGATAAGCAACAAACTGTCGCTACTTTAAGGAATCAGCTATATGATTTGCATGGAAAATTTGTTGATAGAGGATATATAGACCGTTCTGGTTTAAAAACTTTTCTTGAACTCGGAAAAATATATGAAGAAGCTGGTGGTGATGATATTTATCATGATCGTCTTAGACCAGATATTATGTCATTGACGATTAAAGAAAATGAAAATTAAATAAGGAGTTGATCTTATGGCAATTAAAATTCATAAAAAGATTGCAAAGTCAATTAGTTTTGGTCGTAAGAGATCAAAAAATGACATTAAATATATTGTTATTCATTATACTGGCAATAAAGGGGATACCGCAAGGGGAAATGCTACATATTTTGCCACACAAAACAAAAGAACTGCCGGAGCACATTTCTTTGTTGATAAGCATGGAGAAATTTATAAAAGCATTAATATGAATCGCATTGCATGGGCAGTTGGTGGCAAATATAATACATCTAATGGTGCAGGAAAATATTATGGAAAATGCACAAATGCAAACTCTGTGTCTATTGAATTGTGTGATTGTTGTACCAATACAAATCAGACACAAATGGATGCTGTTAAACAGTTAGTGAAATACATTAAAAAAAAATGCAAAAATGCAAAAACAATTATTCGCCATTGGGATGTAAACGGCAAACAGTGCCCAGCTCCTATGATTGGTTCAAATAATATAAAATGGAATTATTTACATCAGTATATTTCCAAATAAGCAATATGCACTCATTAACAAATAAGAGTCATTGTCAAATCAAACTTGTAATTAATAGTAGTGGTTAATGAGTGCAATAGTGAAGTGCTCACCAAATTTCGGTTGTGTGGGCACTTATTCATTATAACATAGTAAAAATGTCTTTACCACAGTTTTTCTAGTCATGTGGTAAGGGCATTTTTTTAATGGAGAGGAACTGACTAGAGTTCTCTCCTGCTCTTAACACAGAAAGGATTGATGAAAATAGCACAAAATGAGGGTAAAATTTTCGAGAAAGCCATAAAGGATTCTGTCCCATCTACATGTTGGATTTATCGTTTTAGAGATAATGCAGCTTCGTTTGGGAATGGAACGAATACACGATTTGCAAGTTCCAACATATGCGATTATTTATGTTTCGATGATTTGACAAGAACGTTGTTTTTGTGGGAATTAAAATCAACAAAATCTACGAATATAAATCTTAATATGGTTCGAGACAATCAGATCAAATCGTTGCAGGAAGCAAGTAAGCACAATCTTGTGGCAGGTTTCATCTGTAATTTCCGCAACGAAAATAACGATACGTTCTTCATTGAGGTTAATAAATTTGTTCATATGATGAATAAAATCAATAAGAAATCTTTTAATGTAAAGGACTTAGAAAATCACGGTGCTATCAGAATTAATAGTTGCAAGAAACGCACTCGATACACATATGACATTGAGACATTTATGGGAGAAACTCATATTTAAATAATTGTGAGAATGAGAAGTTCCACCAACGAAACATCATTTGCTGTATACTATGCATATACAAAATCCATTGTACACATACTACATATTATGAAAAATAAGGTATGGTTTTATAGAACGCAGCAAAATATGACATTGCGTGAGTTGTCTCGAAAATCTGGAATATCAATTGCGAGCTTAGATAGGATCGAAAATGATCAGACACAAGATCTTATGTTAAACACAGCAATTGCACTTTCCAAAGCCTTGCATGTAGATTTGTACGAGCTTTTTTGTATAGATTAAACATGGGAGGAGGATATATAATGGGTGAGAACGTATTTTTTAAACTTGTATGTCTTGATGATACTGATCCGTTTGAATATAAGATTCATATGGATCTCAATCGAGCAAGTTTAGAAGAAATTCATGAAATTGTCAAGAACAATATTGGCAATTATCAAACAGCAAAATGGCTACTATTGCCATGTACAGTAACAATGTAAACAAGACGTATTAACACAGGAGGGACTGGTGATTATCCAGTCTCTTTTTTTAATGGAGGATTTTATGTTTAATAAGTTTAAAGAATATAGAGAGTATAGAAGAAATAAAAAAGTAGTTAAAAAGGAATTTATCACATTGGCATCAGATGTTCTTCCACTTATGTCTAAGATTACTGGGAACGCCTTACAGTTTATTAATTTCGCTACATATGTAATGAATGAATGTAATACATTAAGTGGTGAAGATTTGGCAAATAGGTTACAGGGAATTATCAATGATAGTATAAAAACATTTGCAGATAAATTTGAGACAGATGAAACACGTTTATATGAAATTATACAGTATATTGCAACATTGGATAAAGATGATATTCAAAAAATCATCACTGAAGCACAAGTTGAGACTTTACATACGGAAGACTAAGCTATGATACATAATATCAAAGATTTAGACAAGGTGTTGCAAAAATATATTGTTAAAGCACTAGAATTAACCCGTGATGAAATGTTTGAAATTGTTTCTGATAAAATTGTAGAATATTATAATGAACCAGTATTTGACAATTCAAATGATCCAACACAGCCAGTGCATTATAATAGAACTGGACGAATGTTGGAATCGTTATCATCATCTGCAATTATGTCAGAAAATGATGGATATATGTTTAAGATTGGATGGGATGATGATTATCTTACTTATCATTATCCTAAAGGATTCGCAACTAATAGATTTGGTGAAACATATAACAACGTAACGGGACGACAAGTTCTTTTGTGGATGAATCAAAAATCGCACGGTGGAATTGTTTCTGGTGAACATAATTTTTGGGATGAAGCATTAATGGAAATCGAAAAACGTGGTGGTTTTACGCAAATTTTCAAAAGGAATTGTGAACGTGTTGGAATTCCGTTAAAGTAATTAATTTAGGATGATAGGTGTCATAGCCTACTATCCTATTCTATCAACGCTCCTTTCGAGGGCGTTATTTTTGTGTAAAAATTCATTTAGAAAGGAGAATATGTAAATGGCAGAAAATGATTTTCAGATTGGATTGATTGGTAAATTAGATGGCACTCAATCCAAACAACAGATTAATTCTGATATAGACGCTCTCAAAAATCAATTAAATAATGTAGAAATCCAAGCAAAACTTGGGAAAGATGCTGTTGCGAATCTAACCAAACAGCTTAATATTACTCAGATTAGTTTACAGAATGTAAGTATTGACAAAAATGCAATCAATAATATGATTTCGCAGATTAATACTGCATTGGGTAATATTAATATAAATATTGGAGCAAATGCATTTAACAGTAATGGCATTAATCAAGTTGCTCAAAATTTAGGTAGACAAGCGGGGAATCTTATTTCTAGGGAAGTTGAAAATTCTATAAAGGATGTTACATCAAAAGAAATAGGTCTTTCATTTAGAGTTAATAAAACAGATTCAGATGAATTTAATAGTGCTGTTGATCGGGAAATAAGAAAACTTCAACAAGCTAAGAATAAAATGGTTTCGGTTAATTATACAACTAATACTAAGCAAAGTGTTGATGAATTAACTGGTGAATATGAGCATGTGGAGAAATTAACAGGTGCGGTATTCAAATATAATACCGAAACAGGTGAAGCCATTACGAAAACAATGAAGTGGGCACAAATCGGAACTACAATTGATAAACAAGGTAATGAAGTTCCATTAATGGGTTGGGTTCAAGGTCTTACGAGATATAGCAAAGCTTTAGATGAATCTATTGTAAAGGTAGACAATTTTACTGACAAACAAAGCAGAGCTGTTACAAAGGCTAAAAACGCTTTGGCTTCTATTCAAAGCGAATATAATGATAAAAATTCAGCAAAGCCAATCAAAGATAGCAATAATATCATAAATTTAGATAATCAGGTAAGAGAAGTTAAAACAGCTATTACTAATTTAGGAAACGCAAGTACAACTACTTTTACTGATATGCAAAATGAGGTTGATACGCAAATTTCTCGTTTGAAAGATATGGTCAGAGAATATCGTAATGCTGAAACAGTTGCTACATCTTTAAGATCTAAAAAAATTGATACTGTGAAATCACAGTATTCTAGTAAATTAGATGTATTAACAAATAAAATGCAATCTTCCGGTGTATACACAAGTGGTTTTAGGAAAGGTGCAGACAATCTTAAAAATATATTATCTAGTGCTACAGATGCATCAGAGTTTACACAATTTTTAAATGGACTTGATAAACTCGAAGCTGGATTCAAAAGAGCGAAATCTGCTTCTGATGAATTTAATAAATCACAAAAAGTTGCAATTAATGTTTCTGGTCTTGAATCAAAAATTAATGATTTAGAGAAAATTAATCCTCAAATTGCAAATTTCAAAACACAAATCGCCAATGCAGATGTAACAGTTCAATCACTTAGAGAAGATTTGGCAAATGTACAAACGCAGGGAGATTTTTCTGTTGTTAAAGCAAAGCTTAATGCATTTACAGACGCTGCAAAGGCGGCTGGTTATCAAGTCAAAGAATTAACTGATAATGGAATTTCTAAAATCCAGGAATCATTAAATGTTGGTGATTATGATACAAAAGTTGCTCAACTAGAAAATTCATTTAGAAATTTAGGACTTGAAGCTTCAGATATAGCACATAGAACAGAAAGTGTTAAAACGGCTCTCGATAATCTTAAAACCTCTGATACAGATCAGTTACGTCAAAATGAAGAAAAATTTAACTCAGAACTTAAAAAGTCACAAAATGAAGCGGCACAGTTAAAAACACAATTAGACCAGATTTATAATCCTAATAAACAAATCAAGCTTTCTAACGATATCCAGAATTGGCTTTCAAAAAACACCAAAGCCTCACGAGTTGCTAGGGAAGAATTGGAAAAGTATTATCAGCAATTAAACAGTGGAAAAGTGACTGTAGGTAGATTAAATGATATTGAAAATGCTTTTAAAAAGATTGATGCTGAGCAACGTAGTTTTGGTAAATTAGGTAAAAATCTAAAAGATCAATTTAAACAAGCTGCAGAAAGTTTTGCTCAATGGGTATCAGTA